CAGCATATTCAGGATTTACTATTAAGGATATCTCTGCTATTGAGTTTTCAAATTCTATATTTGTTATTCCTCCAAATGCAACAAATTCTCCAGCATGAGCAAAAGTATAATCATTAATATAAAAATCTTTATTATCGTTTTCTATTGCAAAATATATATGTTTACTATTTCTATTAGATATAACTTTTTTATAAAATTCTTCTTGCATTTCAGTACTTATAAAATATGGAGTTCTCAATGTTTCTATTTTTTCATTTCTCCATTTTAACACTTCTAAGCAATGTCCCAACTCTGTGCTAACTAATTTAACCATTTTTATCTCCTTATTTTAAAAATCCAATTAAAATACCAATTATGGCAGATACAAGTGTTGAAATAGCTATAATCTTTTTAGTTTCAGATTCAGCCTTTTTAATTTCTAAATCATATTTAGTTTTAAATGAACATTCGCCCTGTTTCTGACTACATTCATTTTTAGTCATCATCACATCAATGACATGGTCTAATTTTGACTCTACTCTATTGACACTATTTGTTAGTATTCTAATTGCTTCTAGTTCTCCAACACTCATATAATACCTCTTTCACTGTTCTTCTTATGTTTTGTATAACATTAACTTATTTGCTCTCTTGCATCATTTCTATTCAAATATCTATTTTTATTAAGATGTTCTCTTTGTACCTTTTGCCATTCTCTAACTTTATCATTCATTGCTTTTTTATCTCTATCAGTTAATTGTACATCTTTGAGTCTTTTGTATTTTCTTATCTGTCTTTCATTATATCGTTGCCTTTGTTGTTGCTGATAAGTATATTTCTGAGCTTCCTCATATCCCATATCATTTATTAGTTTTCTTTCTGCATAATCTATACTGGCGTTAACTTTGTCTGCACCTTCCCAATATACCGACATGCCATGCTTGCAATTTGGATGAAATAACCCGTCTAAAGTTGCTTCGTCTACTGTTTTATATCCTGGAATAGGTTCGATTGAAAGTGTTTCTCCTTCAAACTGGGCGCAAACATCACATGACCTAAAATGTGCTGTAATTTGTACTAGTTCATATCCTCGCTCTTGAAATGCATTTAGCGAACCTTGTAATGAAGCTCTTCCCGACATTGTTCGACCTACCATTTCGCAATATGTGTCTAATGAATGTTTAGCACCGTTTTTGTATGTTATACTTTGTAATCCAGCTTTGGCATAGTTATTTAATAGTCTCTGTGAAAATTGTTTTCTTGTCATTGTATTAGCTTCTATGAATTCGCTTGTTCCTGTTTCAATGGCTATTTTTCTAAATAAATCATCAGTTGTTCGAATAATTCGAATACCTGTACCATCCCATGTGTTTATTGCTGCTTCTCTAAAAATATTATAAAATCTAAGATGATTCTTATATCCAGAAAAGTCAGTTACTATTTTAGTTGGAATACTAGTATTAGTTGGTATAGTATTTTTAATCAACGAAGATCCATTTTTTATATCAGCAACTACAGATGAACTTAAACCATTTTGTAATAATTGTTTTTGAGCATCTTTTATCCCAATTAAATAAGAACCTGCTATGCCATAATTTGACCACTTTTTAGCATCTTGCTCAAATTTTACAGCAATCTTTTTTACTTCTTTTTCATAAAACATTCTTATCCTGGAGATATCCCCTGGATTTTTGATAAGTTTTTCATTAACATTTTTAAGCAATACACCTATTCCAAACACAACTTCCTCAGAGGCTAATATTAAATCATCAGCTAAATATTCATAAGATGCAGCATCCATTTTTATCACCTCTAAGCTTCAGGAGTAAATATATCTTTTTCACTTTGCATGCTATTTTCTTCTTTGATTTTTTCTACCTCTGCCATTATATCTTCGATTGACCAATTTGGATGCTGCATCTTAACTTTTATTTCTGTGCTTATTGCTCTCGCCTGATCTAAACTCTTTATAGTTTCACTCATCTCAGAATTATCTATAATTATAGAATCTTCTAATTCAACATTAAATTCATTGGGGTTATAATAATTATTATATAAAATATCTAATTGTTGAGCTTGTTTTAATATACTTTCTATTCCCTGTATCCAATATCTTTCTTTTTTCCCTCGAGTAGAAAAACTTTTCTTTTCTCTTACCCTCAAAGCAGTACCTGATTCAGCCATGCCACCAATGTCTAAGCCAAATGTTTGAGTAGAATATCCACACATATTTACAATATTCTTAAAAAGAGTTTCACATGATTTTATATGTTCATCTACTCTCATCTCAAATTGCACAACTTTTATAGGTTCTAGTGATTCTCCGCCCATTCTCCAACTGCTCAAATTTAGTTTAAGAAATGTTTTTTGAAATTTGCTAAACTTATTTAATACAGTTTTCTCACTGCCATAAATTGTTGTATCTTCCCTTTGTAATAAGTCTTCATCAATAAATATTTGTCCCATGCCTAATTCTATATCTCTTATTAAACTTGTCCATGCCAAGTCAAGGCTATCCAGTAATGGTATACATCCAGAGTAATCATTAATTCCCAAAGATGAACCTGGAAAAATTTTATTAGGTCTCATGTTTGGAATATATGTACATCCTAATCCATCTATAGCCCATGCTACATCAACTAAATTTAGGTTCATTGTTTCTTCCAATGATTCCAATGGCATCACATGACCAACTTTGTCAATTGTTCCTTTGTATAATCTGTATTCAATTAAAGTTGTACTTTTTTCAATTTTCCTATTCTCAAATAGCCTATAAAATACACCTGAACTATAGTCTTCTTTCACTGTTCTCCAGAATAAAACTTCTACAAGTCTACCTCTATGAAATGTTGGGAATGCATTTTCTGGAATTACACATGATATTATAGGAAGCTTAGAAATGCTCGTGTCTATATCTAATTTTAGAAATACACCTGTTAAAGCGGCAGCAATTTCGGCAGCTTCTAATAGTATGTTATTGAATCCATTTTCTTTTATAATGTCTTTCATTCTTTGACCTGATACTGATTTTTCATCATAAGCATATCTTGGAGATTCAGAGAATAATAAGTTTGCGCTTGTAGCCGCAATATCTCCAGCCACTGGCATATTTACAGCGTTTGCCCTTTCTTCTGCGTCTATCCTTGCCCAAAATATTTTATTTTCAAATTGAGAGTTTGCAATCTTGGTAGTATAGTATTTTAATAATTCCTCAGAACTGCCAGAGTACCATGCTCCATATTCACTATATTTGTCATACCAAAACGACCATTCCGCAGGTGGAAAGTGAGTTCCTTCTTTGATAAACATTTGTTACACCTCGCTCAAATATTTTATAAGTTCTGTGTTATCTCTTATTACTGCAAATAGCGCAGTCTCTAAGACGCAAATTTTATTATGTTCAAATTCTAAGTTATATTCAAAATTTAAAGCTTCTAATGTTTCATGTAATAGTGTTTTCTTTTTTACATCTTCTTTCAAATCCTTGTCTACGTTTATATTCAAACTATTTCCACAGCAATTTCCAAGGCAATTATTATCTCTAGTTAAATTTTCTATTTCAGTGATTTGATATTTTAACCCTGCTATTTTTATATTATTAATCATGTTTAAACTCCTTTTCCAGTTAAATAAAATCTGTTGTGTTTTAGATTATTGTATACTATTTCAAATAAAGATTCTCCATAATTTTAAACATTATGATTTACTTTTAATTGGCTAACCTAATATTTTGTATCTCGATGCAGCCCATGCAATTAATGCATCTGGGTAATGGTCATCTTCTTTTGCTATCTGTTCAGTTTGCGTATTACTATAATGATATTTCTTTAATTTATCCTGACAAGTTTTATCTTTTATGTTTATCAGGTCTTTTTCTAATAAAAATCTAATTACATTTATTCCAAACTCTTTCCATTGCCCAAATACAACAGGTACAACAGTAGTTGAACATCTTCTCTTTTTCATTATTTTTCTCAATGTTATATGTCCATCTTTTGGGTTACTATCACAGTATAATGTTGTAATTCTTTTATCTATGCATATTTTTATTATTTCTTCACATCTTTCTGTAAGCTCCCAGTATTCCCAACTTTTAGATTCAGGTATGTTTATATATTCTTTTAAATCTTCTATGATATGTAATACTGTGCAAGTATGTCCCCAGTCAACACCTGCTTCGAGGTCGTTTTTCTTTTCATATGTTATGCTGAATCCTCGTTGCCATGCCCTATCGACTGATTCAAAGTCAAATATTGTATCTCCAACTTTAGGTCGTTTTAAAAGATATTCAGAATCCCACATTTCCTTAGTAATTTGTTTTCTTTTTCTTTCTATTTCTTCAATTGTCCAGAATCCACGAGGCTCAGTTACTTCATGTATGCACCATGGATATAATACGGCTCCCGTCTTGTCTCTTGTATCTATAATATCAGTCATTAGTCCGAATGCGTGATGCAATGTTGAACTTACAATTATGTTGTCTTTTATGCCTCTATTTGCTTTAGGTTGACCGAATGCAGCATCATAAATAACTTTTGCCATTTCGTCAACTTCATCTAATCTTAATTTTTGCGGATGTGGTCCCCTTACAGATTTAGGTGATGCCGCCAATGCTTCAATCCAGCTGCCATTATGTAGCTTGTATCCCCTTCCTCCTATTTCACTGTTGACTAATAAATGTCTAGGCATGCCAGGTAAATCCCATAATGTTTTTAAATATGATACTGCTTTCATGGATTGTTCTAAGCTTCCTCCTAGAATTGTTATTCCACATCCATGCTTAAACACAGATTCAAGAAATCCTAAAATTGATAAGTCAAAAGTTTTCCCACTTCCCCTCATTGCATACCATATACTAAAATCGTCTATTTCTGCATATGCTGCCCACAAGGCATCTAATGGTGACTTATGATTATTTTTTATACAGTATTCTTCATCTGAGGCAGGTGATGGAAATCTACTGCCTAACACAGTTGCACAGTATACAGCTAAATGTTCTTTTGTTTTTGGTGCAATACACTCAAAGTTAGATCCGACATCTCGAACATTCATAATAATTTTATTATCATCTATCATTTTGGTTTATTGTCCTTTTGTGTCTTTTGTAATTTCTTATCTTTAGCCTCTGGAACTGGATATAATAATTCAAATGCTCTTTTTATTCTGTCGTCACTAAACTCAATCTTAAGAGTGTTTTCTTTTTGAGAATTTTCATCCTTATCATTTCTCTTCCATTTTTCAGGAAGCATGTTACATAAAGTAAATATTATGGCTGTATCACTTGGAGGTATATGTTTTGTTATTTTCTCTGTTCTCGTATCCTTGCCTGTAACAGTTTTTGTTTCTGTAACCTCATATCCCATACATTTTTTATACAATGAAGATTCTATGTGTTCAGCTAAATTTTGTTTACCCTTTACTATTGCGTCTTCTAATGCAGGATATTTCTTTTTAAATGCATACCATGTGGTTTCGCTTATCCCAAGTTTTTTATGTATGGTTGTTTGTGTCTCGCCTATTCTTATCCATTCTTTTATGTCTTCTAAGTATGGCTTAACATACTTTACATAGTTCTTTTCTGACATTCTAAATCCTCCAATTAAAGTAAAATCTGTTGTTTATATTTCTATGATATCTACTATATCAAGTTTTTACAAACAAAACAAAAAAGACTTCTAAAATTGAAGTCTTTTTTGTTAATTATATTTTATTTAGTTAGGTTGACCATTTTTAAGTGAATCCACTATTGAATCTATTGTTTTCCATTTGCTTATTTCTACTAAGAATATTTCTACTTCATTCTTGATACTTTTTCCCATTATATTTTTCAAAGACATTGCTATTAATATATCTTGCAATTTTGATGTAAAAACATTTTCCTCATAGTTCATTACGAAAAGAGTTAATTCATATAATTCTTTACTAATCCTTTCTTCATCTTCTATATTTTCTTTTATAATAATTAGTCTCTTTTCTAATTCAATATGGATTTCTCTTAACTGCTCTTTTGTTCCATGTTCTAATTTATTATACATAATAATTCCCTCTTTTTCTCATGATTTTACTTTCATACATTCCATCCATTCATTTGCTCACTTATAAGATTTATATATTTTGTAGTATCACTATGTTCATTTAATTTATTTTCAACTGCAATTAGCATTAATATTTCTAATAATTTTTGTATAATTGTTTTTACATATGGATTTGTTGTTTTGTACTTAATTAACATGTTTGACAAGTTATCTATTTCTTTGTCTATTGTTTCTTTATCTCCATCTTTCATAATTTCAAAACTTTTTTTAAGCTCTACTCTTATTACTTTCAAATGTACTATTCTTGTCAATTCCATCATATCTTCATTCATTTTTCATTCCTCCATATAAATTCCAAATCTTTAGCACGTGTAGCTGCGCTAATCACATCATTCCCATATCTTACGAATACATAATATTCGTTTGTACTTGTAATAACGCCTTCTTCTTTTTGGTTACTTCCTTTAAATGGCGTGTATATTACCTTTCTTCCAATTCCAGCTTTTGCCTCTTTTAATTTCATTTTTTTGCTTCCTCATACTTTCTATTTTATTATTTTAATAAATTTTAATTTATTTATCTAATTCCTAATATGTATCCTTGTAATTCAGTATTTTTATTGTACAGATACATTTCATACTTATTTTTTAATACATAATAAAATATCTGAGAATCATTTATTTTAAACATTAAGTTAAGTACATCATTGTTTATATTTATTTTATTATCTATTGTTCTTTTACCTTGTTGATTTAACAAAGGTATTATAAAATTTTCTTCATCAATGTAGAAGTTTACATCTAAAAAACTTTTAATATTATCCATCTGATATTCACATCTTGGAACATCTTTTATTCTTGTGTTTCTAATTTTGATGAACCCTGCAAAATTCGTTAACCACTTACCCTCGTTCCATTCATGGCAGCCATATCTATACACATGACTACCTGTATTTCCAGGACAACTCATGCAATATTTTTCCCATAATTTCATATCTTGTTCCCCCAATATTTATTCATTGCTAATTCCCATAGCATGCAGTCACTTGGTTTACTATCTCCAACCTCACAATGTCTAACTTCCATGTCACTGCATGTAATACAATATATTCTGCCTCCAGGATTCCAGTAATTAAATCCTGGATTTTGTTTTTCTAATATTTCAAGACATTCCTTACAGTTTCTACACTGTAAGGTTTCATATTTTGAATAATTAACTTTATTAGAATGACTCATTTATTCATCCTCCCAATATTTATCTATCTTTACTGATTTGAACATATTCTCAAACTCTTCATCAAAGATATCTAGTATTAAAAAAATATTGTTGATATTCAATTTGCCATGTTGTATCTTTTGGTTAAGTGCCTGCGGTGATATATTCATTTTTTTAGCAAGTTCGGATATTTTGCATCCTTTTTGCTTTAATTTATATCTAAAATATTCTCCATCAAATATTGTTTCCATTGTTGTTTTATCCTCCTTTTATTAATATTTTGCTATGACTATTTTGTCGTATTTAATAGGTGAGTAATCACTAGCTTTGTACATTTGAATAGCTATCTCTTTATTTGTTGCAATAAATGTACAAATTAGCAACGAATTTTTATAAAAATCATAAAATTTCATGTTATCCTCCAAAGAATCACCATTAAAACGGTGACTCTTCGTTTAACAATTCTGACATGTAATTTTTTTCTTCTAATATTTTGTTATCTTGTAATTCTACCCATTCGGAAGTTGAGTAATTTACTGGTGTTGATATTTGTGTCTCATATGTGTCTTCTCGGTCTTCCATTCTGGTGAATTCTTCTGTGATAATGTTGATTAAATATTTTTCTACTTCAACCAAAAATTTTAAATCTCTAGTTGTTCTTTGAAAGAAACTTTCAACGTAACCTTTTTTAAAAGTTCTAAATATAAAGGCTGTGCCTTTCTTTCCAAGTTGAGACCAGTCAAACATATTTTTTATTACTTCTTCATGTTGTAAGTCAAACTCGATATATTTCTCTAGACATTCTTCTTTAAGTTTAACAATAGCTGCTTTTTCTTCTTCAATTTTGTTAATATTTTTAATTGTTGCCTTTGCTAATTCTAGTTTAGTCATAATTTTAGTTCCCCTTAAAATTAATTAGTAAGCTATGTTTCAGCTCCTAAATATATTATATTATATAAAATACTTTCTGTCAACAAGTTAATTAAGATAATGCTTATTATATTACTCCAATTAAAAGGAAATCCATATCTCAGCAACACGGATTTCCTTTTAATTGATTGTATTTTAAATTTATTTTATTTAATCATATGCTTACAACTATTGTGATGTATTAAAAAATATAAACTAGCTTTTGCATCATCTAATGGATTATGTTGTCTAAGTTTTTCCTTTTGTTCATTTTCAAAAAAATCATTTCTTGAAATATTTATATTAGATGAATTGCAGCAATCCATTAATGGAAATGGCATATCCCAGCATCTCGATTCATTATCCGATACAATAGCAGATAGAAAGTTTGTTTCTACTGGATAATTGCAATCAGAGTATATCAAACATACTTCTTTATTTCTCATATAAAACTCATAAAATTTCGTCCTAAGTTCTTTGACTGAACTAACTTTTGGCATATCCTTAAGATGTTGTAAAACATTTTTTCTTACCCAGTTATCTGTAACCTCTATATCTGCCATTAATTCAAATCTTTCTATAATTGTACAAGTTCCAACAAAATCAACATTTGAGACTACTGCGCCGACTGCAAATCCTTCGCCATATAAACCATTACTTTCAACATCAAACATCATTATTTTTCCCATAATATACTCCCATCTCAGAAGCGGTTTATAGTTTACCGCAAACTTATTTTTTATCTAACTACAATTTTTTCTAACCATTTCATTTTAGTCATTTTGCTCCCCTTTCTTATTTCCAACATGCTTGTATTTTATATATCCTCTCTTTACTTTCTACATCTTCCACAATTTTAATTGTGTCAAATTCAAGTTCTGATTCATCAATCTTTTCAATCCTTTTTAACATATCTTTAGTTCCAGCAGTTCTTTCCATGTGTACTTGCATTCCTTCATTCAACCATATTATTTTTCTAAACATTTTAGTTCCCCCATATATATTTAGTAGGTTAAGTTTTTATTTCTCTTAACCTCTAAATATAGTATACCTATTAAATTACTTTCTGTCAACAAGTATTTTTAAATTTATTTTATCATCTCACAATCAGTCACAAATACATCAAATATACTGATTCCATCAATCTTACCTCTTATAGTAACCTTGTCTCCAATATTGTAATTTTCTAGACCTTTGCGACTTTTCATTGAACATGATATTGCATTGTAGTTGTATCCTTTTAGCCTTATCAATACTGTATCCACTAAGAAATCAGATTCGGTTATTGAATCAATTTCGCCTTTAATTTCAACATTTTTATCTTTGTACAAGTTGTTTGCTTTGATTTCGTTTTTCTGATATTCCTTGCTTAATTCAGCGGCTGTAAGTTTTAATACTTTTATTGTTGGCTTTGGTGTTTTAGTTTGCTTTGCAGGAGCAGCAGTTGAATTTGTTGTCAATGTAATTTTCTGTGGTTCTATGTTTGCTTCTGTGTCTTCTGAAAATAAGTTTATTATAAACCCGCCTCCGCAGCATCCGAATATTACTGTAGCTATTATTATTAAGATTATTATTATTTTTTTATTCATTAAAATTTCCTCATTTTCTATATTTTTTTATTATTTTGACAGATGATTTTACTTTAACTGATGCCTTTGGCTTAGCTGTGTTTATATTGTAATTCCTATATGTAGAATGTATTGATTGTGTCACATTTGGAATAGTTGTACTTCTTTGTGTGTTAACTCCGATTAAGATTAATTTTATTACACATATTACAAATACAATTATCATTAAGATTACTATAAC